GTAGAAAGCTGAGCCTGCCCCCTTGTGCAAGTACCTACGAATCGATGAAAGTCGATACGCGTGGTATTTGCAACCATGCCATTTTCAGCGTTAAGCCGCGGATGGCAATCCGATCAACTGAATCTCCTACTACGCGCGCTAACAGGCGAGCGTACCCGGACACTAGTTGAGATCTGAATGGACCGCAAGGTACATTTCGATCTCTTCTGCGGTCAGTGGCATCGCTGCCCCTGCCGTTGTCCAGGTCGATAGAGTAGAAGTCCCACTGCCGAGCTCGTTGAAAAAGCGAAGGCAGTCTGCACTCAGTTCTTTGATATTCTTTGTGGTACCTGGTTGGCACTCCACGATCAAGTGAAGTATACCAGCCGAGAGCACACACAAATCTATCAAAGGCTGTGGCTCCTCGTATAAAGCAGTCCAGGCCTGATGGAAACGCTGTAAGGCGCCCTTCATGACCAAACACTGCTCTGTCCGAGTCGCCGCCTCGAGAGAGTTGTACCCAAGCCCGACGTACGCTTGAAGGAACTGATCTAAAGTCAGCTCCGATTCCAGCGAATGAACGTAGGACACCAGGTCCAAATTCTCCGAGTTCGACTGTAGCAATTGGCGAGATTTCTCGCGCCCATTGAGACAGAAGTGCAGCCGTATTTCCAAGTCCCTGAAGGAAAAATTTCCTTTGGAGATCAAGGATAACGGGGTAGTTGACGAACTTTCTTGCTGCTTCATAATTAAACCTCCTGTTACGAGTAATCGTAACGTCGATGTTGTTATACCATTCGGAGCCACATGACTCACGAAAGGGCGTAGTATAACAAGTCTTAGACTTGTTAACACTACATCCGACTGATTCAAGGGTTCCAATAATGGTTGGGAAGGCGTATAAGGGGGCGATAATATCGTCCCCAAATACACTTATCCCGGAAGCCGTCTCAGATTCCTTGGGAACTGTAGAACAGTTCCATGAAGACTGCACGAATCTTACTGAAGCCATTGTTATGGCCCAGAAGACTAGCGTCTCCACTGGGAAGCAAACTGCTGAACCCATAGGAGCAAATGCCGTTATCCTGATATCTCTCGTGTCTATTTTCATAGACTGCGAGCGCGTACAGAATAACTGACTGCGCAGTTTTGGGACCCCCGAAAGGAGGTACCACACCAGGGCAGCCGACACGGTATCAGAAGCATTGGAAAGATCCAATGTTCCAAGACCGTTAGCATAGGCGTCTCTACACATCCGTTGGCTATGGGTTTGATCCTGTAGCTTTATAGAACGTGAGAGAAGCCAGTGCTTGTCGATATAAGACATTAAAGCCTTCATTTGACCTTGCTGGAGGTACTGCGTAGCAGCACTTTCCGATGAGATCAACCGAGGACCTTTATAGTCCTTAGGCACGAGTGAGCACTTAGTATGCGACTTTCGAAGCATGCGAGGCGACCCACAAGAGCTTAGGGCTCTAAAGGACTGAGATCCATATACATGGTAGGGATACCAGCGTTCAGCCCTCACGGGCCACGTATGGAAATCCCACCTTACTACGCGATTAGAACCTTCGGAGACGCCGCCCGGGCCATGCCCGGGCGTTATCGAAGAAAGATCCAAACCACGTAGAGTCCTACCGAGCAAAAGTTTTGCTCGATGTAAGACGGGATGATCAGTAGGGACTCGGGTTTTCCCGAGGTTTTCCTGCCTTTCAACAAAACCGTCTACCGCTAATTTCCGCTGAAGAACAGTCGGCTCAGTGATGAGCTTACTATCCAACAGAAGATACTGGCGAAGGAAGTATATGGAACAAGGTTCTGGACACGCAAGGAGATTGCCTCCATCATCGAAGACGCGTTCGAAAACACGCCCAAGAAAGATGGGTAGGCATGAGTTCCTCTTCTGACGAAAGCCCGGTACGCATTTAAAGGTACCGAGAACTAAACCAGAATCAAGGGCCTTACCCAAAACGGGTAAAGTTACCTTGACAAAGCTAGAACCTTCAGATCTTAATCTTTCAATTAGGGTCTGTTGGTCTTTATCAGAAAAGGGAACACCGTGCGATATTCCGTCGTCAACTATTGATTGACGGAGTGCGACGATGCGCTCAAGGACAGAATTAAGGTCTCCCATATTAAGGGTTTCCTCCTTGTCCTCAGGCATCTCACAATCATCACCAATCAGATATAAGTCTGAAGAGCAATCGCCCAAAAGACTGCATTAAACAACCCAGCTGTTAGGCAGGGTTGAAGACGTCGACGTGGAAATCCCCTTCGGGAACCACGCCGGCAGTCAACGCAGTCAGGGCGACCACTCCGGTCAGAGATTTGAGAAAGGCAACCTGATCCAAGAAAGAGGTCAGGAGGCCAGACTCAGCACTTCTAGGATACACCAGCTCCAATTTGGCGCTGGCAGTAACATTGTTACCCGTCGCATCTTCACGAAACGTCTTAGACGCCTTGAAGACATAACGGTCCGAACCATTCGCACCAATTGGGCGAGGAAAGGATTGCAACACAATAATTTCGGGCTCAAGGAGCCCGGCGTTAGGGTTGATAAATTCTTTCTTCGTTCCAGAATTGGACGAAAGGGCAAAAGTGATATCTGTGGTCCCGTTTGAACGGGTGACTGTGAGAGACATAAGGAACTCCAATTGTGCTGCTACCGTTATCATTTTTAAGGTAGCGGGTTAACCGCAATTGTGCGGAATCAGACATAATGTTACAAGGTTTTCTGAAGAATTAACTCAGTTCCTGTAACACCGTGGAAGAGACCAAGGTTCCCAATGTCAAAGAACCCTGATGTGTCAGGAATACCAGGACCACGCGTATAGTCCACAACCTTCATTCGAAGGAGTGGACTTGGAAGCTCTGGCGTCACTATAGAGGTATTAGACCCGAAGATTGTTCCAGGAAACAAAACTGTTTCGTAGAGCAATTCTTTCTTCTGGCTATACCCTTGCGACGTCAGATTGTAGAAGGCACCCTCGCCCAGACGTATACGAGTTAAATCGTTAATACGTTCCTGTGCGTTGGTAAACCAGTCTGCGACGAAAGTGAAAGGGATAAGCTCCCATGCAGTACCCACGATCTTATTAAGACCAAAGTACTCAGCATAGAGCCTATATTTCGAACTCTCGTTTATATCCTTCCTAACTCGACCCATTGCAAACAAACCGAAGCTAGCCTTCTTCTCACGAAGATGGTTAGCAACATGGTAAGGAAGCGATGGATCAAAGTCTGCGTAGTCGTAAGTCGTCTGAGAAGTCGACTTGCGAACCCTAATAGGAACGTAGTTACCAGCATTCTTATTCAAGAAAGCCATACGTCTGTTCACTGTGGAGTGAGCGGACAGGGCCTTCCTAACATCGGAAATAGCTGGTTTCACGCCGAACTTATAAAGAAGATCGGCATTAACACCTTCCTTGATCGCTGTTATAGGAATTCCAAAGTCTAGGCAATCTTGTCGGAAATCAGGAGAAGTGCCCCTTCGATATTTTCGAAAGAGTTTCTCATAATACCGATCAATTTCGCCAAGACGACGACGTCCGCTATGCCTTCTCCGGATATTCCGGATAAAGCCCAGAACAGTCTTCTTAGGTCGTAGAACCAGCTTAAGGGCATCAACAAAGATGCCACCTTCAAGCATTGTCTCGCCAGATAGAAAATTGTTCGGAATGAGGTTAGAAATAGCCTCATTAAACTCGGACATCATGGAAAACCAATCTACACCGGTGAAACTTTCACCCGAGACGGTCGACGGCACACTATCAAGAAAGTTATTCTTGACGTATGCCGGACCATAAAGGGAGCAAAGAAAGTCCATAGGAGTAGAAGTAACAATCGACGTGGTCTCATTTCTACAAGCACCGGTGATCAGATTAGTATAAAAGGTAAAAGGAGAGAGACCCTTTAGGGGCTCAAACTTCTTATACACATGATGAACCGCTTTTGATGGTTTAACATGATTAGATATTTTACGTCTAAGTTTATACTTAATCCTCTTCGGGTAAACTTCATCACTGATAACTCCATAGGCATACTCGCCGACACTATCGAAATTCGACGTCAAATTAGAGACGATATCTGCCCGCGGAGGGCAGAAAATCGGATCTATTGGCGTACGAACTTCTGTGACGACGGCAGCTGTAGAGCCACCAGAGACGATGAAGCGATTGTAGTTTCGAGTCCGGTTGTACACGGGTTTAACCTTTCCTGATCAATTGTAATACAATCCTCGCGACTGAAGTCGCGAGAACGGTAACACGGAGAGCCCAACCTTCGATTGCCTCCCAGGTCCGCTTTCTCATGGCACTACGGCTGTGGCGAACACATGTTCGTACAGCTGATTAGCTATGATAGGCTGGAATTCGGAAGGCTTTCGGGTAAGGACACCTGTCGCATCCGATCCCACGACAAGTGGGAAGGTAGTAACAGGAGTAACGGTGATTGAAGCGTCGACAGTGGCGTCACGATTCGCGAGATATTGAATAATCCCGCGGTTTTGACGAACGACCTGAACGAGGTATCCTACATCGCGTATAGCGATGGTGAGACGCCTGTTCAGCTCATCCCACTGCTTCTTCGTAACATTCATCATTCTTTCCTTGTTAACTGATTGTAAATACGAAGGACGAGGGGCCTTTCTAG